GTGGAAAGTGTAGGGGAGGCGCAAGCCAACCTCAACCACCGTTACATAGAAAAGCGTAAGCCTAAAGAGGCTGCTCTAGCCTTGGATATGCTGGCTAATGGGGAGACGTATGCGAAGGTGATGGAGACTACTGGTATAGGGTTTGTGGCACTATCGGCTTTGAGGGCGCGGCATGAGCGTGCTTTGGAGGTGAGGCGCAAGGAGCTTGCGTTAGATGGCTTTGAGATGGCAGAGAGAATGAGGGCGTTGGTGGCAAAGAAGACAGAGATGTTGATGGAGGATGATGAGGCGTTGATGAAGACGCCGCTTAAGGATTTAACGCTAAGCTATGGCATTAGCGTGGACAAGGGCTTGCAGGCTCTTGGGGAGCAGAAGGTGGTGGTGGAGCATAGGACGGGGAAGCCGTCGCTTGCTGACGCTATGAAGGCTATTGAGGAGGCTAGGGCGGCTTTACGGAATGACACCATTACAGTACTCACAACCCCTGTTGAGCGAGTGGGACCAGAAGTTGAAGTGGACGGCGACGATGACGAAGGAGGGGACGATAGAGTGGTGGAGTCCCGAGATCAGGGTTAAGGTGGTGTACCTTCCCGCGCTTTATGAAGATTACATACCAGAAAAACCCCACTAGCTCAGTTGGAGTTATGCTTGGGAAGATGTATGTAAAATCTTCATGGACAAATGTTTCTACCGGAAAGCGTCATGTTAGTCTCTACTGGTATTGGGCTTTGAGCATTGGTCTTTTCCGTGGCTTGCTTATGATTAGTGGAAAGCATAGAGCCGTATGTCGTTAGTCTGGAAGCAGCACCCGATACTTAAACCTCCTACGATGGAGGAGATGGCGCGGATGGACCCTAAGCAGTTGGTTCAACTGTGGGAGCTATACCATGAGGCCATTGAGAACGCTGAGCGTGATCCCTATAGATATGGCTTTAAGCTGGTGAATTGGGGCGAGGCGGAGGATCTACTGTCCAAGAAGAACGAGATTCTTGTAAGTGGTGGTAATCGTTCGTCTAAAACGAGTTGGGCTGCCCATGCGGTGGTTAAGGCGGCGATTGAGAACTATGGGGCGGTTATAATGTGTTTCGCCCAAAATGCTGACGTTTCCATCAGACAGCAGCAGTCCGCGATCTACGATGCGCTTCCCGAGGAGCTTAAGCGCAAAACTCTTGGTACTGAGGAGAATGTCTCCTACACGCGAAAGAATGGCTTTAGCAAGTCGAGCCTCATCCTGCCGGGGAGCAAGAGCCACATCATCTTCAAAACCTACGCCCAGTTTCTGAATAACGACACCATCCTTGAGGGTGCGGAGTTGGGTAGCAGGGAGGCTAAGTGGATTAACATTGGTACTTGGTGCGACGAGTACCTGATTGGCCCAGAGTTGTTGAACACGTTGCGCTTCCGTCTGGCTACGCGCAACGCCAAGATGATTGTGACGTTCACCCCTATTGATGGGTATACGGAGGTGGTTCGTGACTATCTAGAGGGTGCGCGGACGCTTTCCTATAAGGAAGCCGAGCTACTCAACCATCGGAAGGTTCCATTCCTACAGGAGAGCAAGAACCGGAATGCGGGGATCATCTACTTCCATTCCCGCGACAATCCCTTTGGCGGGTACGAGCGTATTGCCGAGGATCTAAAGAATCGTCCCGAGGACGAGATTCTATGCCGTGCCTACGGTGTTCCGACGAAGAGCAAGAGTACGCAGTTCCCCAACTTCTCGGTAGAGGTTAACGTCGTTAAGCACGAATCCATTCCTAAGAAAGGACTCACACGTTACATGATCCTTGATCCGGCAGGTCGAAAGAACTGGTTCATGGCTTGGATCGGCGTTGATGAGGCCGGAACATTTTGGGTCTATAGAGAATGGCCCGATGTAAACGTGGGAGATTGGGCTAAATGGCATGGCGGCAAGTGGATCGGCGGCGAGGGGTCCAAGGGACTAGGATACGGCATTCGTGATTATGTGGAGTTAATTGGTAACTTGGAGGAAGACGAGACTATCTTTGAGCGGCTGATTGACCCTCGGCTTGGTGCGGCTAAGTACCAAACGCAGAACGGGGCGTCGTCCATTATAGAAGACCTTGCGGATGCTGGGCTTACCTTTGTCCCGGCCCCGGGTTTGGACATTGAGGATGGGCTACAAGCGTTGCAGACCAAGATGGCCTACAATCGCAGGGTGCCCATGGATAGCGTCAACCGCCCGCACTTCTACATTTCTGATCGGTGCCAGAACATCATTGCCGCGCTACAGGAGTACACGGCGGATGGTGGGCCGGATGAGGCACATAAGGATCCTATCGACGTGCTGCGGTATGCGGCGATTGATGGCATCCGCTACGTTGACGATAAAGCATTTAACAAGTCTCGAAGAACTACAGGAGGATACTAATGGAACCTATCAATACCCCCATCATTGCTTTGGCCGACAAGCTGGGCAAGACCGTCAACGATTTGTTGGCTATTAAGAACACGAAGCTGACCAAAGGCCAGCACTACACAGGCTATGGCAAGAACACCTACTTTACGCCCGAGGGTGTGGCTGAGGTAGAGCTTGCGCTAGAAGTGCCGCTGGCTGTACCGAACAAGCTGAACGGTGTGGTGCTGCACCCAGCCCGTAACCCCGATTGGGTGATGGTAAAGCTGGAGCATAAGGACGGGAAGATCCCGGTGAAGATCGGGCGGAAATACCGTGGTAAACTTATTGGCAAGCGCATCGTCATTGACGCAATCACAGACGCAAGCGGATCAACTACTTACCGTCATGCAGAACTCCGAGGATGACCCAACGTCTAATCGTGAGTGGCTGAATGAACAAGTGGATCGTCTGCTTGGGTTTGAGATATTGCATCGAACCCTACACGCCCAGTATCAACCAATCGAACCAACTGCTCTCTCCGACAAAACCGGACTAGACCGTAATGCGGCTAAGCGGATTGTAACTCACCTTAGATCCATTCTGAAATGATTAACGAAGATAACGCCGAAGCCCTGACCTACGTTCAGAATACTCCGAACGTCAAAGCACTTGTCGATGCGTTTGACCGCACGGCGAACGATTTGGAGTTCTACTTTGACCAATGCCGCGACAGCTATGACTATCGCCGCAACATCTGGCCGGGGAAGTCGGACGATCTTCGTAAGCATGGGCCTGATGCGTTTCCGTGGGATGGTGCCGCCGACAACGAGGCGCACGTCATCAATGAGCGCGTCAATCGCTACGTTGCTATCTTCATGGCAGCTCTTACGCGAGCCAACATCCGTGCCTATCCTGTAGAGGCTGGCGATATTGGTCGCGCTCGCACGGTGAGTGCGTTCCTCAAGTGGATGGTGGCTTCCTACATCCCGCAGTTTAAGCGGCAGATGGAGCTTGGTGCCAACTATCTGTTGGAGCGCGGACTGATGGTGACTTACGTTGGCTGGCAGCGGGAAGACCGCACGTTCAAGCAAACCCTATCGCTTGACCAGTTGATGGCTATCAGCCCCGACGTGGTAAAGATGATTCTGGAAAAGCAGAATGACGCGCAGATGATTGCGCTGCTCCAAGCTCAGTTTAATGGAATCCCTGAAAAGAAAGCTAAGCGTATCCTTAATGACTTACGCAAAACTGGTACGGCTGAATTTCCGGTGGTTAGGCGTAGCGTTGATCGTCCTTGGGTGCAAGCAGTTGCGCCGGATGGCGACGTTCTTTTCCCGGCCTATGCCACCGATCCTCAACGCGCTCCTTATTGCTTCTGGCGTGTGCTAATGACTGCGCAGGAACTGCGTAACAAGATTAGCAGCAACGGCTGGGATAAGGACTGGGTGGAGTACGTTATCGAAAACTGCAAAGAAGCGGGAGACCCCCTCCGACTTGAACGGCGCAACCAGTTCACTTACACCACCGTGACGTACGATGCGTCGGAGTTGTATGAGGTCATCTATGGCTATCAGCGACTGATTGACGAAGAGGACAACTCGGAGGGGATCTACTGCACGGTGTTCCATCGTGAAGTGTATGGCAAGCAGGAAGTTCCTGACTATGCAAAGTTTGAACTGATGAATGGGTACGAAGACTATCCGTTTGTCGTTACCAAGCTGTCCGAAGACAACAAGCGTCTCTACGATATTCAGTCGGTGCCGGAAATGCTGAAGGGCATTCAATGGCAGGTGAAGACTGAGCGCGATAGTCGCATCGACCGCAACAGTCTGGCTACGATGCCGCCCATCATGCACCCTGTGGGCAACGCCCCGTCCGATTGGGGTCCGGGTCGTTATGTTCCCTATCGCCGCGCTGGCGAGTTCCAGTTTGGTCCGGTGCCGCAATACAATCCCGGCTCGATGGAAATGGAGCAGACGCAGCTTGCTCAGGCAGACAAGATTATTGGCCTCGATATTAACAACCCGCTGTCGCAGATTCAGCAGCAGTACTTTGTAGACAAGTTCCTCACGCACGTCCGCGACGTGTTGCGCCTAGCCTACAAGTGCTTCCAGCGGTTTGGCCCCGATCAAGTGTTCTTCCGCGTTACGGGTGTTTCTGATCCTCAGCGTTATAGCAAGGGCGACCCGAATGAAAACTTTGACATTATTATCAACTATGATGTCATGCAAAATGATCCCGATAACATTGAAGCACAGATTACGCAGTTTTCTACGCTACTTCAGCTTGACCGGAATGGGCGCATGGACGTGGATATGCTTCTCGAATTGGCCGCGAGTGCCATCAATCCGGTTGTTGCTGACTCCATTCTCCGCCCTGCTGGGCAAGCAGCCGACCAAATCACGAAGCAAGTCACGGACGACCTCTCCAAGATCTACGCAGGCATTGAAGTTGGTGCGCGTCCGAACGGTGCGCAAATTGCGATGCAGGTGATTCAGTCTTACGTCCAGCAGCCTGACGTTAGCCAGCGTCTACAGAGCGATCAGGCGTTCCAGACCCGTCTCCAGAAGTACGCTCAGCAGTACCAGTTCCAGATGACGCAGGCTCAGAACGCCCAGATTGGCCGTATCGGTACGGCTCCCGCTGCAATGGGAGATACCAATACGCAGGCCATGCAGCAGACTCCTAGTTACTAATGCAAAAGCCAGATAACCTAGATAGCCTCATCCACATTGACGCATACGTTGAGTTCCTTGATGGAATCTACGCTTTGCGCGAATCGCTGATTCAACAGCTTCACGACGTATCCTCCGACCGCATCCAACAGATTAGCGGTCGAATCCTCCAATGCGATGACATCCTCCAGATGGGTGGATATGATCGTATTGTTTCTCGTAGAGGGTAACGTAGCCCCTTTTTCTTAAAGGGGCCGTTGTTCGCTGTGTCGCTCTGAAAACCGCGACAGACGAAACGTGAAATAAAAGAAACCCCTAAAAGAAAGGGGGAGTGTGAGGGGGATTTTTTCGTCGTGTCAAGCCTATTCGACATGGCACCTAATTTTCTCTGTTAGCTCAAAAGCGGGTCTTTTCTAAAGCATGGTATATTCCCGCTATCGCCAACGCGAGGCGTTAAAACGCGGAAAACCAACAATGTCTGATGAAGCTACGTCCGTCGCCGGGGACGCTAAACAGTCGGTGGTCTCAGAAAAGTCTAATATGACAGCGAGCCAATACGCGGTTCGCCGTCTCGGTGAGTTGAAGGTTAAGCCTGACGGGGCTTTGAATCCCGCCAGTCGCCCAGCCGAACAGCCCACCAGCCAATCCGCGCCAGCGGAAGAGGAACAGCAAGAGCAGGCGAGCAACGACCAAGCTCAGGCTGAACCGAATCCGACGGGCAAGGACGTTCCTTCACAAGTTGAACTCTCGGAACTTTCCGATGAGGACATCCAAGAACTCGCTCAGAAAGGCAAGTCTGGCCTGCTCAAGCGCATTGCGGAACTTACAGCCAAGCGAAAGCTAGCCGAGGAGAAAGCAGCGCAGTTGGAAGCCTACATGGCCCAACAGCAGAACAACAAGCCCCTTGAGCCGAAGGTCGAGAATAATCCCTACGCCAGCATCTCCTCTATTGAGGATCTTGGGAAGAAAGTCCAAGAGGTAGCTGATGTTGTTGAGTGGGCAGAAGATATTCTGGATCGCGCTGAACACCTCGGCTTTGAAGATATTGCCGCAACGGTGGATGGGCGCGAACTGACTAAGGCTCAGGTAAAGGAGACTCTCCGCAATGCCCGCAAGGCACGCGACAAGTTTCTCCCAGCGCAGAAAAAGGACATTGAAGCTGGCATCCAGCGCAAAGGTCTTCGTTCTGCTTTCGAGCAACAAGCGGTCAAGGAACTTGAGTGGCTTGCCACCCAAGAAGACAATGACATCAAACGCCAGTTCTTTGCGATGCTTAACGATCCGCGCCTCAAGGGCATGGAAGAAGCATTGCCGGATGTTGCTCCTCAGTTGCCCTACATCTTGGCCCATGCTGCCAATTCGATGTTTGCGCGAAAAACAATTCCGATGGACAGCAAGCCCTCTCCCAAGTTGACGCCCCCCGGCTCCCCATCCTCTACAGCGGCTGCGGGTGACCGGACGCCTTCTTCGGGTGAGCGCAATATGAAGGAAGTGTCTAAGCGGTTGGCGGACTCAGGTAGCGTAAGCGACTTCATCGCCCTTCGTGCAGCACAACTCTCTAAACGCAAGTAAACTACTACTACAATGGCCTTTTCCAATACTTACGATACGACCAATCCGGGTTCCGCTGTTTCTAACCGCGAAGACCTTCTCGATGTCCTGACGATCCTCGCCCCCGAGGAGACTCCGGTTCTCTCTTCCGCTGCTAAGTCCAAGGCGTCCGCTACCTTCGTGGAGTGGACCGTTGACAGCCTCTCGGCTCCCCAGACCACGGGTGTTGCCGAGGGTAGCGATGTCACCGTCTTCACGGACAAGTTTGCCAACCGCGCTCGTCTGGGTAACTACATCCAGAAGTTCCGCCGCGACTTCATGGTGAGCGACCTCCAGAACGCTGTTGATAGCGTTGGTCCGGCCAAGATTGCTCAGGCCGAAGCCAAGGCTGTCCGCGAGATCAAGCGCGACATCGAGGCCACCCTGTGCTCCAACAACGACCGCACGGTTGAAGATGGTGCTGGCACGCCCTACGGCCTGCGCGGCCTCGGTGACTGGATTGACTCGGCTGGTCCGGCGGATGTTCCCGCTGCCTACCGCACCCCGGCTGGCTCGATCCACGCTTCCAGCACGTTCAACGAGACGGTGTTCAACAACCTCATCACCTCGATCTACCGCGTTACGGGTACGTCGAATGGTCTGACGCTGGTTGCTGACACGGCCCTCCGCCGCGTCATTAGCGACTTTGCCCGTACCTCGGGTGGCTCGGACTACTCGGTTCGCCGTGTGGCTTACGAGGGTGGCGAGGCCACGATCAAGCTGTCGGTTGAACTCTATGAGTCCGACCATGGCATCGTGTCCATCGTTAACATGAACCCGGACTGCGCGCCGGACACCACGAACAAGGACACGGGTTACCTCGTGAATCCGGAGTTCTACGGTGTTGCGGAGCTTATTCCGCTCGGATCGACCCGCCTGCCGAATCTCGGCGGTGGCGAGCGCGGTTATGTTGATTGCGCCCTCACCCTGTTGGTTAAGCATCCGGGTGCGCATGGTAAGATTACCACGCTCAGCTAAACACTAACTAGGAGTCTACTCACATGGCTAAACTTACGATTAACGAAGCAGCGGCGGGCTTCACGCACAAGGTTGCGTTTGATTACGTCGATCTCCAGCGCACGGGGTTCCTTAGCACCATTGGTGCGGCGAACCAGTTCAAGGCTGGTAAGCTCGGGGCTGGTGGTATCATTGATACTGCCGTCCTTTATCAGGTGGTTGATCCGGCTGGTGCGTCCGACCTTACCATTGACTTTGGTGTGACGGCGGCTGATCCGGATGAGTTCATCGACAACGGCGACGTTGACGCTCTGACGAAGGTTATTTGGAACACGGGCGATGCCTTCGTTGGCACCGACTCGGGTACGCACACGACCTCCAATGTCGTGAACGGCTACGCCAACAACACGGCGTCGGCTGTGGATCTGATCGTTGAGCTTAACGGCACGGTGTCTAGCCTCACGGCTGGTAGCTGGGTGCTGGCTTGGCGTCAGATGGAAGTCCCCACCTCGTAAAGACTTCTTGTGTTAGAATAAGCCACCCTCTTAACTGGGGGTGGCTTTTTTATGCACATCAAAGTAGCTTCACCCGAAATTACACGGGAAGAAATCGATAACGAGCTTCGTAAAGAAATCATCCGCAGCCTAGATTTTGAGAAGGCTACGGAGGCGGAGCGTGTTAATGTAGCTAAGGCGCAGGCTTCTCTAATGAAGGGCCACA